CCTGCTACGGAATACTTTGCTGCTAATTCTGATCGTTGCTATTTCTTCACTGCTACTCCTAAACATTCTCTTACTGTTTCTAAACCTGGGATGAATGATTTTGCTGTTTATGGTCAGGTTCTGGCAAATGTTCCTGCTCCTGAACTAGTTAAAGGTGGTTACATTCTTCCTCCCAAAGTTGTAGTCAAGTCGCTTCCTTTGATCAAAGGTCGCAAAGTCATGTATGCTGAAGATGCTGACAATTTGATCGAAACTATTGATGAGAACAACATCGACAAGACTTTGATTTGTGCTCGCACTACAAAGCAGATTGTGGGTCTTCTTTCTCAGTCTGATTTCTGTGCTGAACTTGCTCAGCGTGGATATTCTTGGATGACGATCACATCGAAGACTGGTGCAATCATTGATGGTAAGAAAGTCAATCGTGAGCAATTCTTTGAGACTCTGAACACTTGGGGCAAAGATCCTGAGAAGAAGTTTGTTGTCATTCACCACAGCATTTTGTCTGAAGGCATCAACGTGAGTGGACTTGAAGCAGTTATTTTCATGCGTAACATGGATTATATCGGCATCAGTCAATCTATCGGTCGTGTGATTCGTTTGGGTGGCAAGTCTAAGACCTTTGGTTTAGTTTGCATCCCAACTTATGACACTGTTGGTATTTCTACTGCTCGCAAAGTTCAGGCAGTTGTTGATGTTGTATTCAACAAAGGTGAACCCGCTATTTCTGAGATTCGTCGATGAAACTAACACAAACCAGAAGCAGCATACTAGAACCCAAACCAGTAGAAGAGGGATTCATGGTGGGAAAATATGAAGACCCATTGTGTTATGCTGCTGTCCCAATTATGGGAAGTAATACACAACTAGCAATTATACATCGAGGGAGAGTTATTAAAGAGTGTCGCAATCGACAATCAGCAATTAACTTTATTGAGAAGCATCGTAAGGGTAAATCTGTAGCAAAACTTCCCATTTAACTAAACTGAAGCCCCTAAACTGTCCTAGTAGTATGAAGAACACTCATTTGCAACATCCTGAAGATTCTATTCTGACTGGAGACCTTTCAGTTCTTGATTGGTTCGGTGAGTCGGATAGTATTATCAGCACCAAAATGGATGGCGCTCCTGCTATTGTTTGGGGCACAGATCCTGCGACTGGTACATTCTTTGTTGGCACTAAATCTGTCTTCAACAAAGTAAAAATCAAGATCAATCATTCACATGAAGAAATTGACAAGAATCACGAAGGCAAAGTTGCTCGTATTCTTCATGCTTGCTTTGATTGTTTGCCTCGCACTCAATCCATTATTCAGGGTGATTTTATTGGGTATGGTGGTAGTGATACTTTTCGCCCCAATACGATTACTTATGTCTTCCCTCAAATAGTATCGGAAGATATTATCATTGCACCTCATACTTTGTATTTTGGTGTTGATCTGCGAACTGTAAAAGCAGCACCTTTGACTAACAAACTGATCAGCACTGATTCTTGTTTGTTTGTCCAACCTGAAGTTGCTTTGCATCCTCATCGTGAAGATTTGGTAGATGTTTGTGCATTTGCCAAGCAAATGTCCACTCTATGTGAGTTTGTCACGCCAAACAAAGCAACAAAAATCAAAAAACATATCAATGACTGCATCCGTGGGGAAAACTACATTGATGAAGATGAAATTGCAGAAAAATTTGATTGTGACATCAACTTGATCCGATTGTGGAAGTTGGTTGCATCTATCAAGGAAGATTTGTTCTGCTTCATTGATGAGTGTGATGACATTGGTTGTTTGATTGGTGAAGAAGTTACATTACATGAAGGTTATGTCATCACCAACAAATATGGCATGTTCAAAGTTGTTGATCGTGAAGAGTTTTCCCGTGCAAACTTTATCATGGAAAAGACTTGGTAATTAAAACTGAAGCCCCTAAACTGTCCTAGTTACATGAGCACCGATTCCATGACCACTCAATCCTTCGCTGACTACGTTGCCACGCAAGATGCACGCAACGAGATTCAACTGAATGTGCGTAAATATACTCTGATGCTGTGTGAAGCATTGGAGAATGATTTTAATCGTCGTCATCCTAACTCTGATCCCTACAAGTTCTACATCGAAAGTGGACGTAAGTATCACAAAATTGTGATGGAGACTGAATCTCAAAGCAAAAGTGTTCATGCCTTTGTTGATAAGAAGTCAGGTGAAGTTTACAAACCCGCATCATACAAAGCACCTGCAAAGATTGTTCGTTACAATCTTCTGATGATTGAGTCTCGCGAAGAATGTTTTGCCCGTGCAGATTGGGCAGGTGGATATTTGTATGTTCGTTGATTAAAACTGAAGCCCCCAAAGTGTCCCTATAGTATGAGCACAACTAAAATGACTCTCACCGAACGCAACCAAAAACTCTACGATCTTCGCAAAAAACTTGATCAAAAGCGTATGGAACTTGCATGGATCGAAACTGAGATCATGGCAGTTAAGTCTGAATACGATCGTCAGAACATTGATCTTTATGAGGAAATGTTCGGTGAGAAGAATACTTTGTGGGATCATCTTGATCGCATGAGTGACACTCCCATGGCAGAAGAAGTCTACGGAGGTTGATTGATGCAATTCCAAGTAACACAAATTGAGTTTGATTTCACCGATGATATTGGTGATGGAGATACAATGGATGATTTCCTTACTGATGATTACAAACGTGAAATAGTTGACGAAACGATGTCAACAACCTGGGAAGCATGTGATGAGGATGATCTCATCGAAGAAATCACATGTGCATCAGGTTGGTGTATCAAATCCATTGATTATCGTCACGTTCTCAGATGAAAACAACAACAGCAACTTATCAAGTTTCAGTGACAACTGATGAGGGTACACTATCATTTTTGAGGACAATGCCCACACGTCCAAAAACATCTAAGGGCATTAAGAATCATAACACCAGACTGGAAAACTATGCCATGAAGCAGTATCCTAACTGGAAAGAAATCGACGTTAAACTATTGCCATGAGTAACATCGAAGATGTAACAAACTCTCCCAAAGATTGGGAAGACTTTTGGTACAATTCCGAGTCAGATGGGCAGGAATTTGAGAAACTTCCCCCATACCTTGAAGCAGTCTTAGGACTCTCAAAATACCCTGCTGATTGCAAACGCGAATCCCCACTTTCAGAATGATCACTAACAAAGCACAAATGCTCAACGTCATGTCAAAATGTGACGGTGCAGATACTCTCACCCGAGAGGAAAAGTTTCAAGTCTTTTGTAATGTTTGCGACAACATGTTGAAAGAAGGTAGAATTAGCAAAGCAAATCACAAGCGTTGGACTAACATTTGGTAATTATGAAAATTGATACAATAGGCAGGGTTATTGGTTCAGTTCTTGTAATCGTTGCCTATTTTGTTATTTTACACATTGATCTCACATTTGGGGTGACATTAAACTTCATTGGTGATGCAATTTCCATTCCATTCTTTATACGAACAAAGTCCTGGGATGTTGTCATTATGTTAGTTTTCTTATTGTGTATTTCTTCTAGTAAATTATTTGGGTTTGGTTTATCATGAAATGCGAAGTAAAGTTGTACGTTGCAGGAAAAGTTTTCGCTGAGGAAGTATATGCGAAAGATTATCAAGAGGCAAGAGAAGTTGCATTAGCACGCAATCCTAATGCAAAAGTAATAGGAGTGACAGCAAAGTTCTAAGGATTAGAAACTGAAGCCCCTAAAGTGTCCTAGTAGTATGAAGAACACACAAACGCAAATCAGCACCGCTTTCACTGATGCTTTGGAGTCCATGTCTGGATTCTTTTATGAAATGAATCCTGATCTGGATATGTGCTACGATTATGTCTGCGAGATTGCAGAAATTGATTCTTTCGTTGATAATAAAGAAGCATGGGATATGTTCTATGAAGCATGGGAAAAGGTTGCTGAGGAGAACTTTATCGATGTCTGATTTTATCAAAACTTATCCACTTTTTTCTGAACTTATGAGCATTACTAATCCTTACGTCGAAAATCTTGTCGAGATGGGATATGATCGAAAAGACGTAGAAACTGCGTCTACGATGTTTCAAAAGAAAACGTTTCCATATACAATTCACGGTCGCACTTATCAGACTGAAGAAGAATATAACGAAGCGATTCACGAGTTTATGAATGGCATGTAATCGGAGGTTTAGTAACTGAAGCCCCTAAAGTGTCCCAGTAGTATGAACAACACTCAAGAGACTAAATTCCTTCTTCACGGTCAATTCCATCGCGCAAACGGTTGGATTATGAATGACTGTTTGGGTTACATCAAAGCAACAAAAGAAGAAGCGATTGCTACATGTAATCGTCTCAATCCCAACTTTGTAATTCACTCTATCACCATCGAAGACTGATGAACTACACACTCAAAGAACTCAAAGATCGCGTCAACAAACTCATCGAACAACAGGGAGAAGATGCAGATTGTGGTGCATGGATTTACACCAAGGAAGATTGTTATATTATTGATGAAGATGACAACATTGAATATCCTGCTCTTGATAATCCTGAATTGGCAGAAAGAATCTTCAATGAAGTTGGCAACAATGATTACATCTACACCGTAATTCAGGAGTGTGTTGATGAAGTAACTGAAGAGCAGTTGATGTTACAACAACAAGAACTTTCAGAGGTTTAATAACTGAAGCCCCCAAAGTGTTTCTATAGTATAGGCACCGATTCATTTTTCTTTTCTCACATGCAAGTCACCAATTCTGCTGTCATTGTTGATTACTTTCCCGAGGCATTTATTGCTGAGGCAGATGAGATCAAAGGCATGAAAGTTGTTGTCAAACGTTTTATCCGCCGCGTTAAGTTTCGTGCTACTGGTCAAAAATCTTATAGCACAGTTCTTGGCATTGAAGCAAAATATGATTGGCAAGCGCGTATTGCTAAAGGTGCAGAAGTGACTGACTTTAACACTGAAAAACTGCCTCGCTCTGAGTTCATGCCTCTTGCATGTGTGGGGTGATTTATGTCACTAATCAAATCTTATCTTCACAACAAAATGATGGACCGACTTGAAATGTTGACTCAACGTGAACAACTTATGGAGGACATTGATTGTATTATTGAATCAAACTTTGGAGAGGTTGAATATAAAGATGATGTAATTCGTCAACTGTGTGATGCAGTCTGTAAAAACTTTCCCACTAACTAATGTCTTTCGTTTCATTTTCTACTGACCCAAACATCATGAATCAAGAGCAACTTAACAAACTTAAAGAGAACTATGCCAACCTGATTGTTGATGGGATGGATATGGATACTCTCGTACAATTTGCACTTGATAGTCTCATGAATGATATGGAAAAATGGGACGAAGTAGATGTTAAAGAAGAAGTTCTTTATTTGTATGATGATGAAACTTGGAAAGATCTTCAAGAGTCAGTATAACTTACCGAGGGTTTCCGAGTAGCGCAGCGTTCCGGATTTTTTGATCATTAGTATCAATCAACCTCAGTAATACTAACTGAAGCCTGTAAAGTGTCCCTATAGTGTAAGGACACACAACCCCCAACACTTTTCCAAATGCGTAAGATCGAATCCCAAATGTGCCAGGCAGTTCAGTCTAATAAGAACTGGAGTTCTGGTAACACTACGGTTACGATTGATGAGGAGACTAACACTTCCTCTGTTTATCTTCACGGCAATCTGATTGCTACTGTGACAGATAATGACATGACCATTTATGATGGTGGTTGGCAAAGTAACACCACTAAGTCGCGATTGAACGCTCTGTGTGATACTTTCTGCATTGCTGGCGAAGGTGTTTTTCAGAAAAACTTCGCTTGGTATGTGAGAAAGTTTGCTGGTGCAATCAATGGCGAAAGTGTATTCGTAACCGAAGATTTTGAGTCTGGTTATGTCTTTGCCTGAGTCCTAACTTACATCTAGGCAGTACAGAATTGGGAGACTGATTCACAACGTAAGACCTAGATTTAACCAAGTGCTGAGTAACACTATAAACTGCTCACATTTCACTCTAACTAACAACAACTCATGTCTAAAGAAGTTCTCATCGGTATGCTGAAAATTGCTCAGAACGGTGATCAAATGCTTCAAATTCTTGACAGCATTACTGACACTGAAAAGGAGAGTATTTCCTCTGACGCAGTAGACTTCAGCGGTCAACCTGTAAACTTCTGATAATAAGAAAGGGGCACAAAAAATGCCCCTTTTTTGCTATTATAGATAAAGATTACCCTTTTTTTATATTAAAAATGTATTAAAAAATGTATTTGCGTTGTTTGTATCGTGTTTAACATTGTTGGAAATGGAGTTACTTAGCAGTGTCTTCGTAGTTACTCTGGGGCGTATTTGTAGTGATTTTAATGCTCTCAGACGTTGTGATCTTAGCGAGCAGTCTATCACGAACGCGCAGAAATGTCAACCGGGCGGAGATAAGTTTTACCAGGGATTGACAACACAAAACTATCAGACTTGCTAATAAATACTGAGAGTATTATTGACAGTTCCTCTCTGTTATTCTATACTAGTAAAGTATCACTCAGGGAGTCTCACAAATGCCGACAGTCTATCACCAGTCTCAAAAGAGTAAGTATCGCATCACTCTGGAAATTGAAGCACTAGCAGACTTTGACCCTCATCAGATTAACTGGGAAAAGTTATTCAAATTGGAGGGTAATGAGTCTTGTGATGCGTATATCGAAGACCTGTCAAATCCTGGTCGTTGGTGATAGTTTGTCAGTGGTGGGTGATAGTAACTGAAGCCTGTAAAGTGTCTCAGTAGTATGAACATCACTTCGACAGACATGACCGCTCAAACTTACAACGGTTGGGCAAATTATGAGACCTGGAATGTTGCTCTGTGGTTGGGAAATGATGAGACTATGTATAACTTTGCGCGTATGTTTGCGGAGCATGGTTATAAGTCTCTGTCGCACCAGTTAGTAGAAACTTTCGGTGCAGTTACTCCTGATGGTGTGTATTGGAAGCACGCTGATCTGAATATCAATGAACTGAATGAAATGTTGGAAGAATTCTGATACTTAAGAACACGGGGGGTTGACATCAGTTAGTCCCCGTATTATAATCAGAGAGTATCAGTGAAACGACAGTGTTTTCGGGGCGTTGTTGATGCGTTGCGGCGGGCGTTGCGTATATAAAAACGACCCACTTCCCTAACCTACAGATGTGACAAATCGCGAGAGAGATATTTAAATATAAAAAAATTTCCGGAGTAATTTTTTATGCCATATAAGGATCCAGAAAAGCAGAAAGAATGGAAACGCTTATACTATCAAAGAAAAAAGTATGGAGTGGATAATAAATTAAAACCTCCAGTATATCCAGAAATAAAAATTCCGGAGAATATAAAAGAGACAAAATACCCTGGGTATTATATCAGTGAGGAGGGGAAACCATATCGAGCACCTGGAAGATGTGATAGGAACGTACCATTAAACGAGTATGGATTAATTGAATTGAATACTCATTTACGTGGAAATCCAAGGGGGAAGCAATATCAATATCCGAGCATTAATGTTTCTATTAAAGATGAGAATGGAAAGTTTGTGAAACAAATAAAAGCAAACATTCATAATCTTGTAGCAGAGACATTCATACCAAACCCCCATGAATATAATTCAGTGGAACATAAGAATAGGAATAAACACGATAATCATATAAGTAATTTGGTATGGATGGATTTGGATGAAAATAAGAAATCATGGGAAAGAGATGAGAAGTATAAAGAAGCTCAAAGAATAGCATATCAAAAAAGAAAAAGGTTATAGATAAAAAAAATCCGGAGTAAAAAATAATGCAAACAAAGGTTTATCACATTTACGCAAAGGAAGAGTGTTTATATAATTGTTTGACTGAAGAACAATTTAATAAAGTATGGAAAACCCTCAATGGTATGGTTGGTCTCATGAAGACTGATTACACTATTGAGGATTTGTCATATGAGGAGTTAACCGTACAGAAAGGAGAGGAAGCAAGTTATTGACAATGTATAGATAAACTGTTAAAATTGAACTGAAGTCAAATCAAAGTTATGGCAAAAGGATTTACTGTAAAGGCAAAACCGCCTGCGAAGAAAGAAGAAGCAGAGTGGGACATTGCCGCTATTAAGCAACGTATGCGAGGGAAGACAATTGTATTTTGTCTTCCTGGTCGTGGGTGTTCCTATACTTTTCTGAAGAATTTCGTACAACTGTGCTTTGATATGGTACAGAATGGTATGAGTATTCAGATCAGTCAAGATTACTCTTCTATGGTTAATTTTGCTCGTTGTAAGTGTTTGGGTGCGAATGTACTTCGTGGACCAAAGCAAATTCCTTGGGATGGTAAACTGGAATATGATTATCAGTTGTGGATTGATAATGACATTGTATTCAACACAGAAAAATTCTGGCAATTGTGTGATCTTGCAATCTCTGAAGACGGCACAGAACGTGAAGTAGCTGCTGGGTGGTATTCTACAGAAGATGGTCACACAACCTCAGTAGCACACTGGTTGGAAGAAGATGACTTCCGTAAGAATGGTGGAGTGATGAATCATGAAACTCTTGATACGATCACCAAGCGTAAGAAACCATTTACTGTTGATTACACTGGATTTGGTTGGGTACTAATCAAGAAGGGTGTTTTTGAGAACTTGGAGTATCCATGGTTTGCTCCTAAGATGCAAGTCTTTGAATCTGGTCAAGTTCAAGATATGTGTGGTGAAGACGTATCATTCTGTCTTGATGCAAAAGAAGCAGGTTTTGAAATTTGGTGCGATCCTCGGATTCGCGTTGGTCACGAAAAAACTCGGGTTATTTGATAGGAGATTATTACAATGGCAAAAAGCATGATGAAAGGCGGGAGTTATGTCCCCGGAAAACCGAAAAAAACTCGTCAAGGGTCATCACAACATACCCTGCTTTCCGCGACTTCTCGTAATAAAGCAAAGAAGAAATATCGTGGACAAGGTAGGTAAATAAGTAAAGTTACATTAATTTAATGGCGGCACTTATTTGTAATCTCCCTTCAGTTGAGGTATGGGTTAGAAAAGAATATCTGACAGATCATCAAAGTGGTCATGGAGAATTCGTAAAAGGCGTCTGGGTTTCGGCAAAGTCGATTCCTGGGCGCACTTTTTATTTTGAGACGTATTTACCTGAATACGCAGCGATGTATGATAAACTACCTATCAGCGCGTTTCTCTCGTCTCCGGCGCTTCCAGACCCCGATATGGACCTTCCTAATCTACAGTTCTGGAACTGTATGGATTATGGTGTAGTTTCAGTTACGAAGCAATTTATTGGTAGTATGGACTATGAATTATACACAAGAGATTTTGGAACTCAGAAAGGAACTTATATCTGTACTTTAGATAATTACCACCAAGATCCAGATGTAATTGACTATGCAACAAGTGAAAATCCTGCTGAGCACAAATCACATAATTTGATTGAATTAGATAATGGACAATATGCACTCTATCCTAATAATAGAATGCGTATTTTTGATAATAGCTTGACTCCTGTTAATCCAAAGATGCCTGACTTTAAGGTTTCAACACAATATTATCAAGTTGAGAATGGATTTGAACGTCTTGGAATGGGTAGAGAGGACGAATACTTCTGGAAAACTGCAAAAGAAAGAGAACCAGAAGAAAAACCTACTGAAGAAAAACCTACTGATTCTATCGAATTCCCTGGACTCTATACTGTTCTGGATGATTCTAGAGACGCTCTTGAATATGTTCTTGGTACAGATTATCTTGATGAAGAGAGTAGAAGAGCTCTTGAGACTAATGTAAACAGAGTGAAGCATTCGATTAAACAATTAACAGACTTCAATCGTTCTCGTCTTCCTAAGAGATTGAGGGATTTTAATTGGGGAAATGCGGCAGATAATGAACGGTTTAAAAGAACTATTGAAAATGAAAACTTTATAGACAATGTTTACCAAAAATTCTTTTCAGTAGAAGAAGGTGATATTGTTTTTGATGTTGGAGCTAGTGTTGGTCCATTCACTCACCTTGTTAAAGATCAAAACCCAGAAAAGATTTATTCTTTTGAACCACATCCTGACTTATATAAAGATCTCGTTGAAAATGTACAGGATGATAATGTTGTCCTTATAGATAAAGCAATTGGACCAGTCGATGGTTCATTTGAAACTTGCGGACTATTTGATGCGGTTTTAAATGCGACATGTTCTGACGAAAATATTCATACAGTTCCATCGGTTAAGTTTTCAACCTTTATTAAAGAAAATAATATTACAAGGATTGATTTTTTAAAGAGTGATTGTGAAGGTGGTGAATATGACATCTTTAATGATGAGAACTTGGATTGGATTCGTAATAACGTTCGTAAGATTGCGGGAGAGTGGCATTTATCTACTCCAGAACAAAAGGAAAAGTTTAAAAAATTTAGAGATACATACCTTAGAGCATTTCCAAAATTTGAGATTGAATCTATCGACTATGTTGATATGAAGTGGGCTTTGTGGGAAGATTGGTTTGTTGATGGTTACATTTTAGTTAATTTGTATATTGACAATCGGTGAATTAAGGGATAGTAACCCCTTAAAAAGTTCTGATTTACCGATCAGGAGACCTAAATGGGCAATTCACCAGTAGATAGGAATGTAAATTACATGAAAGAACAGTGGGGAACAGTTGAATTGGTCACAGATTATAGTGCATTGCGACCAAATCATGATTTTTTAGATAATTTGGCAAATCATCAACATCAAAAGATGCTTCGTGAAATTTCAAATGATGATTTAACACCAAAAAAACACGATTTTAAGGTACAAAACGAATTGCACGAAAAAATTCGTAATGACGATGATTATGATGACTGGGAATATGGCACAGAACCAATTCCTCTCAATGAATTTTGATACGAATCCTTGATAAATAAGTATAAATTGCTGTATTTTAGTGCCTTTAGAAAGAGTAAGTCAAGGTTTTAAAGATATTAGTATGTCTTTTCAGAAAAATCCTCTGAATGGAGACCTTCTTGCACTTAAAAATGAGTCTGCAATAGCACGTTCAATTCGTAATATTGTTTTTACAGTGCCTGGAGAGAAGTTTTTTGATGAGACTTTCGGGTCTAGAATCACTGCTTCTCTCTTTGAAAACATTGATGATATATCTTCTATTAAGATTGCGGATGAAATACGTGAATCAATCAATCGCTATGAATCAAGAGTGAATTTAATCTCAGTGAATGTATATCCAGATCCAGATCAGAACACATTTGATGCAGTTATTTTATATGACATTATTGGAGCAGATGTTCCACAACAAGAATTACAATTCGTTTTGCAACCAACTAGGTAAAAATGACACTAGTCAACTTTTCTAACTTAGATTTTGACCAAGTAAAACAATCCTTGGTTGATTATCTTAAGTCAAACTCTAATTTTACAGATTATGATTTTGAAGGATCCAATCTTTCAACGATTTTAGATGTACTTGCGTATAATACGTACATCACTTCATATAATGCAAACATGGTTGCAAATGAAGTATTCATTGATAGTGCGACATTAAGAGAAAATGTCGTATCTTTAGCAAAAAATATCGGATATTTACCTCGTTCCAGAAAGGCAGCAACTGCTGTTATAAGTTTTTTTATTGATGCTACTTCGATTACACCAACTCCAGCAAGTATTACTCTTAAAAAGGGTCCTGTAGCGACTTCTACTTCCGGATTTGGTAATGAATCGCGCATTTTTTCAATATTAGATGACATTACAGTTCCAGTTTTCAATGGAATCGCTACATTTAACGATATTAGAGTCTATGAAGGGTCACTTTTAACATCTAATTTTACATATTCTACTAGAACCCCCAATCAAAAGTTTATTTTACCTAATAGTGGAGTTGATACTGATTTAATTTCAGTCACAGTAAAGAATAATCAACAGTCAACATCTCAAACTAAGTATAGTCTGCAGCATAAACTGTTAGATGTAAAAAGAGATTCGAAAGTTTATTACTTACAAGAGATCGAAGGCGAAAGATATGAACTATTTTTTGGTGATGACATCTTTGGAGCGAAGTTAAGAGAAGGAAATTTCATAACTGCTAATTATATCGTATCTAATGGTGATGCAGCTAATGGAATAAATCAGTTTAATTTCTCTGGAAACGTTTCATATACAAGAAATGGGGAAAATTATGTTGTAACCTCGGGCATTTCTCTTATAACAACGATTGCTGGTGCTAGTGGTGGAGAAAATATTGAATCTGTGGAGTCTATTAGAAAGTATGCACCTAAGGTTTATGCAACTCAAAACAGAGCGGTCACATCTAATGACTATGAAACTCTAATTCCCTCTCAAATTTATCCTCAAACCGAATCAATATCAGTTTTTGGTGGAGAGGAGTTAGTTCCTCCTCAATATGGAAAAGTTTTTATTAGTATAAAACCAAGAACTGGAGATTTTCTCTCAAATTTGTCAAAACAGGACATAAAAAATAAATTAAGAAAGTATGCTGTTGCTGGAATTGTCCCAGAAATTCTAGATTTGAAGTATTTGTTTATTGAAATTGATTCAAAAGTTTATTATAACTCAAATTTAGCACCATCTTCAGCATATGTTTCTGATTTAGTTCAAACTAATGGAAATAAGTATTCAGAATCAACAGAATTAAACAGATATGGTGCAAGATTTAAGTATAGTAAGTTTTTAAAAGTTCTTGATGATAGTCACGAATCAATTACATCGAATATTACGACTGTAAGTATGAGGAGAGACTTGAGAGCGGTTTTAAATTCATTTGCTGAGTATTCAATTGGTTTTGGTAATGAATTCTACGTAAAATTTCAGGATGGATATAACATAAAATCATCTGCTTTTAGAATTGCAGGGATACAAGACGATATTTACTTCTCCGACATTCCAAATGCTGACGGAGCAACAGGATCTTTATTTTTCTTCACTCTACCTTCTGAAAATTCTCAAAGTCCCACTATCGTAAGAAGAAATGTAGGTGTAGTTGATTATATTAGAGGAATTATTACTCTCAACCCAATTAATATTTTGGGGGGAAAAGTAAAAGATGGTCAAACTATCATTGAAATATCAGTTTCTCCAAAATCCAATGATGTTGTTGGATTACAGGACTTATATTTGCAACTAGATATTAGTAATAGTAATTTTGAAACTATTGTGGACGAAATTTCATCTGGATTAGATCCCTCAGCGTCAAATTATGTAGTTTCTTCCAGTTATCCAGATGGAAATTTGGTACGCTCTGGGGGACGTTCTAGTGCATTAACTACCTCTTCCGCTTCTACTATCACACCAACAACAAATCAAGCAGTTTCTACCACAGTTTCCACTTCAGGTGGTTCGGGTTCTTCGGGTTCATCTTACTAAGTCTGTAAAATATTAAAATGTCAGAAAAAAGAGTACAACTTAACAATATTGTTAAAAGTCAACTTCCCAACTATGTTAGGGATGAGTTTCCTCTACTTGAGGAATTTTTAGAGCAATATTACATTGCTCAAGAATTTCAAGGTGCTCCTGTCGATTTAATTCAAAATATCGACAAGTATGTGAAAATTGATGAGACAGCGAATTTAACAGAATCTGCTTTCATTGGCGTAGGTATTAATGAATTTGACGAAACAATAACGATAAATGGATCTCTTTCTCCTCAGGGCACAAGAGGATTTCCCGATTCATATGGTCTCTTGCAGATTGGTGATGAAATTATTACATATACGGGAAAAACCGACTTTTCGTTTACAGGTTGTGTAAGAGGTTTTAGTGGTGTATCTTCACTAAAAGATGATTTTAATGCTGACCAGTTGGTATTCAAAACTTCAGAATCTTCTAGTCATGAATCAGGTTCAGAAGTAAAAAATCTAAGTATTTTATTTTTAAAGGAATTTTTACAAAAGACAAAACGTCAAATACTTCCTGGAATTGAAAATAAATCTTTTAACGAAAATCTCAATGAAAGATTATTCCTGAAGAATTCCAGAGATTTTTATCTTGCCAAAGGTACAGATAGGGGTTTTGAAATTTTATTCAAAGCTCTCTACAATGAAGACGTAAAAATTGTTAAACCATCTGAACTTTTGAGTACTCCATCTAATGCACAATGGAGAATAACTAATGATTTAGTAGTAGAACCTGTTTTTGGAGATCCAGAAAAACTCCAAGGATCAACTCTTTTTCAAGATCCATATGGCAGTAAGATCAATAAAGCATATGGACCAATTACTTTTGTTGAAAAGATAAATGTTGGAGCTGGACAAACATATTATAAACTTGTATTTGATGCAGGATATAATAGGGATATTAGAGTTTCTGGATCAATTTATGGAGATTTCCAGGTACAACCAAAAACTAAAATCATAGGTAAAGTATCAGCTGGTTCGTCTGCGATTATAGTTGATTCTACTGTTGGTTTTGAATCCAGTGGAGAACTGTTTCTCAATTATACAGATAATACTGTTGGAGTTATTTCGTATAAATCAAAAACACTTAACCAATTTCTAGGTTGTACGGATATAGACTCTGAAATTGCCGATTCTACATCTATTGGTATTAATACTTTTGCGTATGGAACTGCCGCTTTTGATGACAACGAACTTATTGAAGTTAGAATTAATTCTGTTCTTTCTGATCTAGAAGTAACTGAAAATGCATATCTTCAGGGAAGAGGAGATCGTGCAAAGATAAAAACTTTTGGAGTAGATGATGATTCGTTTAAGGCAAAGAATTGGTTATATAATGTTTCTCCTTCATACAAAGTAAATACTTTTGATTTACTCGATTCTTCGGATAATACTTATAATCTCAATTTAAATGTAAATCATTACTTCTATTTGGGTGATGGAATTGAATTAATCTATAGTGATGGACAAAAGAAAACTGCAACTGTAATTGGAATTCCATCTGGCAAATCAATTACAGTTCGTGGGCAAGGACAACTTTCAGAAAATCTCACTTATACAGTCAAAAAGAATATACGTAGAGTAACTTCAAATAGTTTTGTAAATGCTTCGATTTACACAGCTAATGTTCAAAACTTATACAGAAGTAAGAAGAATAAAGATAATTACTTAGTTGCATCTGGATCTTTACCAAACTACAATTCTCAACCAATTGTAACTACTGATAGGTCTATCACTTTTTCGGGAACATTTATTGGAGACGAAATCACCATCTCACCATTAGATCATGGATTCTATACAGGAGATGCTGTATATTATACTTCAAATGGAAATTCATCCTTATTTGATGATGGTCTTTACTTCGTAGAAAGAGTTAATAGAAATACAGTTAGATTTGCATTAAGTAGATCTAATCTTTATAATTCAAAATATATTACTTTTGAAAATTCTGTCACGATTTTAAATAATACGATTACTCCATTTGATTTAAAGAATAAAACTTTAACATCTCAAAAGATTCTTAGAGAAATTAATCCACCAAATGAAACTACATTACCCTCTACAACTAATCCAGGATTCACTGGAATATTTGTTAATGGTGTAGAATTATTAAATTACAAATCGGGAGATTCAATCAATTATGGAAAAATTGAAAAGATTAATATAACTTCCCCTGGATATAACTATGATGTTGCTAATCCTCCTACTCTAATAGTATCGGATCAGGTTGGAACTGGAGCTACAGGATATGCTGCAATTTCTGGGGTTCTTAAAGAAATTAGAGTTATTGATCCTGGATTTGATTATATAAGCACTCCCACTGTTAAAATTACTGGAGGAAATGGAGAAGGTGCTAAGGCATCTCCTACGATGAGGCAAACAGTCCATTCTGTTCCATTCAGTTCAGTATTAAACGTCACAACTGGTGTTACAGATTCAACGATAGGATTTAGTACATATCACAAATTCAGAATAGGCGAACCAGTAATTTATAGAACAGGATCTCAAAAAGGAATCAGTGGCATTTCGACGGGATCTATTTACTATACCTCTATTGTTAATTCAAATACGGTAAAATTACATGAAACAAGAGGAGATGCACTTGCTGGAATTAACACTGTAACTTTAAGTGCTGTTGGAGAAGGAAATCATAATTTAGAATCTGTAAATAGAAAATTATTAGTAGATTCTATCAGTGTAATAGATTCTGGATCTGGATATGAGAATAAAAAAAGAACTGTCCTTCCTGTTGGAATTAATACTGCTACAAATGTAATAACAATAAAAGACCATGATTACGAGTCTGGAGAAATTGTAAAGTATACTTCTGAAGGAACGGTAATTTCTGGACTAAATTCAGGATCTGAATATTATGTAACTAAAGTAGATAATAATAATTTTAAATTATCCAATATTAATGTTGGAGTTTCAACAGTAAAAGAACTCTTTTATAACGAAAAAGAGTATGTCAATTTAACTAGTAGTGGTTCTGGTACTCAGGTTTTCAACTACCCAGACATTACAGTTTCTTTGGTAGGTAGTGTTGGAATATCTTCTATCGGTGAAGAAAACTTTGAAGCAAAAATCCAACCTATTTTTAGAGGAGAAGTCACTTCAGTACACTTAACCAATAATGGAGTTGGTTATGGATCTTCAGAAATTATCAATTTCGAAAGAACTCCTTTAGTAACTTTAAGTACTGGTACTGAAGCGCAATTACTTCCAGTGGTTAGTGGTGGAAGAATCACAGAAGTTATTATCTTAAATGCAGGAAAGAATTACACAAGTATTCCTGATTTAACTATTGAGGGAGAAGGTATTGGTGGAGTTTTAACTCCGGTTATTGAAAATGGCAGATTTACCTCAGTTAAAGTAGTTCATGGAGGAATCAATTATACTCAAGAAACATCTATTGTAATTAATTCCTCTGGCCAAGGAGTAGAATTCAAACCAGTCTTACAAAAATGGACTATTAACTTATTTGAAAGATATTTCAATAATTTCACTTTAGATGATGGATTCCTGGTAAATGGAAATAATGATTCTTATGGACTTCAGTATTCTCACATATATTCACCGAGAAAGTTAAGAGAACAATTATTCTCAGTCGATCAAGGCGGAAATACTTTATATGGTAAAACTGATTTAAGAAAGATTAATAGTATTGAATCTACTTCTGCAGACCATTCTCCCATTATTGGATGGGCATATGATGGAAACCCAATATATGGACCATATGGATATTCTAAGAGAAGTGGTGGATCTGTAGTATTAATGAAATCTGGATATGAATTAAATATTTCCGAAGACAGACCACCGACTAGTGTTTTCCCAGAGGGTCTTTTTATTGAAGATTATGAGCATAAAAATGTTTTAAGTGAATCTACTCTTGATGAAAACAATGGTCGTTTTTGTGTAACTCCAGAGTTCCCTAAAGGAACTTATGCATATTTTGCTACAATTAGTAATGTTTCGGATACTTCTGGTCCATTTTCAAAATATAGAAGACCAATTTTCCCATATTTAATTGGAAATTCTTTTAAAAATTCTCCAAATATTTCTAATTTTTCGGGAAATGCGAATCAAGACTATATTGACCTTGGCAATTCCGAATGGTCTAGAGTAATTAATCCATATAACTTAATAGAAAAAGATAGTAATTATTCTTATACGTTTATTCCCAACAATTTATTACAAACAATTAACATCGAATCTATTGCTCCTGGAAGCATTAATTCTATTGGTATTAGTAGTGGTGGAACTAACTATAGAGTTGGTGATCAGGTAGTTTTTGATAATTCTAATACAGAAGGAAGTGGCGCTTCTGCAGTGGTTTCTTTGGTAGATGGAAAAGAAGTTAATAGTGTTAGTGTAGCAACTAGTACTATTGCTGGGGTAGAAATTTATCCAGATGGTAAAGACCAATATTTAATTGTTGCGGATAATCCTCATAATTTACAAAAAGATGATATTATCAATATCACTGGATTCAATACAACTTCTTCATACTTAGAAAATTCATATTCTGCTGGTATTACTAGTGCTCGTCTTGTAATTGCAGGATTGAATACGACTGGATATGGAGTAAGTGCGCCTTCAGTAACCGGAATTGTTACTTATTTTAGTGTAATTGGAGAATTGTCAAAGGTAAGAGAAAATGACATTTTAAACATCCAAACTGAAAAAGTTAAAATTCTGAATGTTGATCACAGACTTTCTAGAATTAGAGTTTTAAGAGAGGTTCAAGGAACAACAGGTTCTGCTCATACTGCAACTACATTCTTATTTGAGGATCCAAGAAAGATAAGAATAAGTGCTAAGAAAAAATTAAATAACACCAGCATAAGAGAGAATAGACAACTTTATTTTGATCCCAGTGAAAGTGTTGCCTTAGGAACATCTTTTGGAGTTGGAATTGGCACGACCATAAGTTTTTCAAATCCAGGATCTGGATTAACTGAGACATTTGTTCCAACAAAATCTATCTACTATCCAAATCACAATCTTGCTACTGGTGATGTATTAACTTACAATTTTAGTAACGGTAGTGGAATTGTAGTTGCTGAAGAAGGTAATGTTGGAGTAGGAACTACTCTCAGTGATGGGCAGAATTTGTTTGCAGTTAGATTAAGTGAAAGTTTAATTGGTATTTCCACGGTAAGGGTAGGATTAGATACTAGTGGCACTTTTGTAGGTGTTGCAAGCACGTATAGAGACTCTAGAAGTCTTTATTTTGTTGGTATTGGAACTGGAGTCATTCATAGTTTTAAAACAAATTATGATGTTCTTACCGCAGAGGTTAATAGAAATATAGTAACTGTATCTACTGCATCTACACATGGATTGAGTCCAGAACATGCTGTAAATATTACAGTAAATCCAAAAAATATAATTACATATATTGTAAAATACAATGATCATCACAGAAAGTTAATTATTAATCCACAATCATTTGTTGCCGGTGATGTTAATGTTAATGAGAATACAATAACTCTCGAAAGTCATGGATTTGTAACTGGAGATAAAGTAATTCACACTTCCTCTAGTGCATCTGGGGGTTTAACTCATAATCAAGTTTATTATATTGTTAGAGTTGATAATAATAATGTAAAATTAGCAACCTCTAGGTATAATGCAGTTCAAGTTATACCAATCGTTGTTGATATTACTAGTGCATCTTCTGGAATAATCAATCCAATAAATCCAGCATTAAAGGTATATAAAAACTCCACCATTATCTTTGATTTAAGTGATTCTTCTTTATCATATATCAACTTCTCTACAAAATATCCAGCATTTGATTTCAATTTCTATGTCAATTCAAATTTTGCAAAAGTTTGGGATAAACCAAATGATTCTAAAAATTTCTATGTAACAAAAGAGGGAGAGGTTGGAGTATCAGCTAATGCAAAAGTAACATTGATAATTGACGAAAAAGTGCCAAATGTTTTATTCTATAAATTAGTACCAGTTTATGAAAGTGATATTCCTGAGAGAAAAGAAAATGTAGTAACTGATTTTGAACCTTATAATGCAGCACAGATTCAAGTTAAGAATAGCATTTACTCAGGAAGACACTCAATTTCTATTGGTTCTTCAACAGAATTTACTTATACATTAAAAGAAATTCCAGAAAAAACTTCATATAGTTCAACAAATTCTGATTTAAGTTATAAAACTGATTGTACCCATACAACAGGACCAATATGTCAAATATCCATTACAAATAAAGGTAGGAATTATTATTCATTACCCGGTATTAATAGTGTAAGATCAAAAACTGGAACAGGAGCTCTGTTAGAAGCAAATAGTTCTGATATTGGAAGAGTAAAGAGAACAAAAATTAATGATATTGGATATGATTTCCCAACGGACACTACTTTAAGTCCAAGTGTTAATCTTCCCCAGGTTATTAAGGTTACATCTTTAGCATCGATAGAATCTATTGGAGTCAGTTCGGTTGGTAGAGGTTACTTAACATCACCTAAGTTACTTGTCTTTGATGCCGAAACTAGAAAATTAGTTGAAGACTTAGATCTTCAGTATGATCTCGGAACAACAGATGTTAAAATACTTAAAAATACTTATGGTATTAGTAATTTAACTCCTAGAATTGTACCTGTACACAATAGTAATGGAGTTGGTATTAGTACAATTTCATATAATACTTCAAACAAAAATGCAACTGCGACTCTTTCTAAAGAGTTTAGTGACACAAATAATTTCCCATTCAAGGTCAATGATAAGATCTTGGTTGAAAATGTTAGTGTTGGTGTTGGATCTACCGCAAGAGGATATAACTCATCTAATTATGGATATAATTTATTCACTGTTGTATCTACAGACGAAAATATTGGTGGTGCAGGTGCTACAGTTACATTTAGTCTTTCTGACTATTATGATGATAGTGTAACTACGCCAGGAATATTTGATTCTCTTAATAATTCTGCAGCAAGAATTATTCCAGAAAAACATTTCCCTCAGTTTAACATCACTTTGACTACCAATGATTTTGGTATTGGTGAGGAAGTAAAATGCGGATCTTCTGTTGGAATTGTCGAGTCTTGGGATTCTAGAAATGGAATTCTGAGAGTATCTGCAAAAGAAGATTTTTCTCAAGGAGAAATTGTAAAGGGTTTATCTACAAAGACACAAGGGATTGCTTCGAAAGTATATTATAGTGAAGGATTCTTGAATTTAGAGGCAAAATCAAAAGTTGTTAGAGGATGGCAAGTAAATTCTGGATTCTTGAATGATGATTTACAGAGAATTCAAGATAGTGACTATTATCAAAATTTCTCATATACATTAAAATCTAGAGTTCCATATCAGACATGGAATGAATCGGTTTCAGCACTGAATCATACTGTTGGACTTAAGAAGTTTTCAGACTATCAATTAGAGTCTTCACCTAATTCCTCTTCGATGGTAGTTGGTATTTCGACAGAACTTACTTTTTTCCAAATTGTAAGTGATCTTATTAGTGTTGCTGATCTAAATTGTGTATATGATTTTGATCTTGTTAAGGAATCCACTTTTGAGATTGGAGAGGAGACTCTCACTACTGAAATACTATTTGCAAACAGAACTTTAACAGATTTTGAGGAATCTGTTGGAAATAGAGTTTTAAATGTCGATGATATGAGTGGATTGTTTAATAGCAATCCAAGATCTACTCCATATGAAGTAGTATCTTCATTTAATATTGATAGAGCAAGGGCAATGAAATTCCTGACTCTTGTCAAGGATAGAAGATATACTACTCAAAGACAATTGTTAATAGTTGATTTGGTTCATGATGGAGCAATTGCTTATACTAATCAATATGGAAGATTGGAATCTGCATATGATCAAGGATCATTTGATTTTAATGTTTTTGGTGATGCTGGGCAATTATTATTCTATCCAACTAATTTCACTTTAAATGATTATGATGTTTCTACTTTAGCATATCGCTTAGATGATGATTTAATTGGATATGGTACAACTAACATTGGACCAACTGTCATCAAAAATGATACAGTTTCTCTTGCATCTGGAATAACAACAACGATTGTTTCTATAGCAAAAACATATTCTTCTGCAAAGGTATTAATAGAACTGACCCCAGATACTAATAATACTGATAGATATGAATTTAATCAATTAAACATTGTTCATGATGGAACTGATGTTTCATTCATAGAATATGCTCCATTATCTACATCTTTAAATGAGTTTGCTGTGGCAGGTCTTGGTACATATAATGCATATCTTGAAGGTAGTAATTTAAAAGTAGACTTTACTCCAGGATTCAATGTTGGAGTAGGAAGCACTGGAATTATTAACACAATAACGATTGGATTAGCAGACGCTACCAATACTGGCGTTGGTACTCATGTCATGAAGCACGCTAGGTTGGAAACAACTACAACATCTATTAGTGCTTCTCCTAATCCAACTCAACATGTTATTGCAGAATATCAAACGGATTCATTTACTGGTTATGATGGTGCATACTGCTTTATTCAGGCACATGATGAATCTACGAATGGTTATCAGTTCTCTGAATTTATTGTAGTTGATGATTATATAGAGGATATTCCTAATCCAGAAACATATGACACAGAATTTGCTTATATAGAAACTTCTGCTGGCATTGGTACGATAGGATCTAGAATCCTTACAAATTCTGTTGGTATAGCCGCAACAGTGCAGATTTTATTTACACCAATTCCAGGAACTCCTGTTAAAGTCAATACATTTTTAAATGCGATTAGAGGTCAAGATGACACTCAATCTGTTGTTACTTACCATGAAGGAACTGTAAAAACTGGAATAGGACTTTACGAAGGAACCGAAAGAGACATTAAGAGGGCATTTGAACTCTTACACAGAGGAGATCCAATATTTGAAAGACAATTTGTTGGGAATGACACCAATATAGTTGATACAGATAATAATGTTATTATTATCCCAAATCACTTCTTTGTTACTGGAGAAAAAATTAAATATTTTCATGGTGATAAGGGAATTGGAATTTCAAATACTAGTTTCCCTGGTGTTGGTGTTACAAACAGACTTCCAGAAGATTTATATGTAGTAAAAGTTGATAATAATAAAATTAAAATTGCAGCAACTGCAGAAAAAGCATTAAAATCTGCTCCAGAAGTTGTTGATTTGACAAGTGTTGGTATTGGAACATCTCATAGATTTGTGATGCAAAATCCAAACAACAAGTGCATCATTTCTCTTGATAATAACATTCAATCTCCTATTGTTGCAACTTCTGTAACTACCAGAGCATCTGAGAATGTATTTACTACAGACGATTTAATTAAATTTGATAGTACTAAAGATTTCTTGGGTGGTGATCTCATTAAGATGAATAATGAGATCATGGCAATTGAAGCAGTTGGTGTTGGATCTACTAACATGATACGAGTTCGTAGAGCAAGACTTGGAACATTTGTAGCTGGATACTCTACCGGAACCCAAATTACTAAAGTCAGAGGAAACTTTAATATTGTTAATAATTCACTTAACTTTGCGGAACCACCTTTTGGAAATACTCCTTTAGGAACTACAACAAATCCACCAGATGAGGTTGATTGGGTTGGAATATCTACAGGTTCAAGTTTCCATGGAAGAGTTTTCTTACGTTCTGGAGTACCAAATACTTCTACAGATCCATATAGCAAAAATTATATCTTTGATGATATTTCTGAAAACTTTGACACTCAAACTAATGAATTTATTCTCAAATCTGAGGGTCAGAATGTTTCTGGAATCAGTGCAGACAACGCAGTATTCTTAATTAACGATATATTCCAAGGTCCTGGAGAAACTAAGGATTATAAGTTGACTGAAAGTGCTGGAGTAACGACAGCAACAATTAATGGTGTTCCTCAATCAGTAACACATGATGTTGGCATTTCTAGTTTCCCAAGAGGAGGAATTATTCTTTCTGTTGCGGTTGATTCTAAGGGAAATGGATATCAACCTTTAGTCGCTGCTGGTGGAACCGCAGTTGTTTCTGCTGCAGGAACAATCGCATCTATTGGAATTGGCAACAGCGGATCTGGTTACAGAGCAGGTATTCAGACTGTAAGTGTTTCTATCAGAGAGAAGAGCATTACTGCTAATAACATTGTTGCAATCGGTACTGCTCAAATAACTGATGGTCATATTACGGGAGTTGCTGTAACTAATGGACAAGTTTTCTATGCTCCTAGAAATCTTTCAAACTTCCTTTATGACAACACAACTGGAATTTCTACAGTATCAACAGCAACTGCACATAATTTATCCATAGGTGATGAAATTACATTCACTGGAATTGCAATGACTTGTGATTATGCACCTCAGGTAAATGTCGTAAATGCAGTTTATGATAATACAACTGGAATTGTGACAATTACTACTGATGCTGATCATAAGTTGCAAGCATCGGGACAGAGAAGTACCGTTATCTTATCTGGTATTGGATTCACATGCGATCTTGATTTGGGTATTGGAACGCATTATTATCCAAGATCCACTGATCCCGCTTACTGTGGTGCTGCTGTTATTAGTGTTGCAAGTACAACAGAATTTACTGTTGGTGTTGGCACTCACGTAACACCACACTTCTATAATTCTGGTGGAACAGTTCAAGCGGCTGAAGTATTCCCCAGAGCTAGTGATGAAATTAAAGCAAATTCCTCCGCATTTGTAACTAAGATTAATAGCAGCACTGATTTCGAAACTAATGTTGGACTATCAACAAGAGTTCATTTCTACTCAAGATGTGGAAATGTTCAAAAAGTATTTGACGTTGAGTTCGATGATCCATTATCATATACAAACATCCCTCTTGTATACACTTCAGGAAATACTGGTCCTGGATTGGGATCACAAGCTGTTGTTGACGTTGTAGTTGGTCAAGGATCTAGCATTATTGACTTTAACTTCAAACAATATGGTTATGGATTTAAACCAAGCGAATCATTGACAATTCCATTTGGAGGACTCACTGGAATTCCAACTACTTCAGGATACACTGAATTTAAATTGATTGTTGATGAAGTTTTTAGTGACAAATTTACTGGATGGTCTATTGGAAAACTACAGTCTCTAGATAGTATTGATCAGTATATTGATGGATCTAGAAATTCTTTCCCATTATCAGTCGGAACGAATCAAATTTCAATCGTTGCGAAACGAGGATCTTTAATTAATGTTCAAGATGTATTATTAGTATTTGTTAATAACATACTTCAAGTTCCTGGAAAAGGATATATTTTTGAAGGAGGAAGTACTATAACATTCACTGAAGCAATTAAAGTTGGAGATGATGTAAAGATTCTTTTCTATAAGGGAAGTGGTGATGTCGATGTTATTCAACAAGAAATTATTGAAACTGTTAAAGCAGGAGATACTCTTCAAATTGGTTATGACAGTTCTATAGGTCAACCTTCTTATTTCCAAGAAGAAGAAAGAAGTGTAGTACAAATAACTTCTGTTGACTCTGTAGATAGTAATCCATACTTTGGTCCTGGTAAAAATAGTGATTCTAGCTTATTACGTCCTGTTGTTTGGTGCAGACAAACTGAAGATAAAATTATTGATGGGATAGAAGTTGGTAAAGACAGAGAATTATATGAACCAATTATTAAACCAACAGCATCTCTCATAAGAACTGTTGGTGTAGGAGAATCTATTCTTTATGTCAATCACGTTAGACCATTCTTCGATGGTAGAAATGAAAATGATACATCTCTTACCTTCCAAAATACTGTTGTTCTTATTGGAAATGAAGAAGTTACTGGTGCAGCTGCAACTGCAGTTGTTTCTGCTGGAGGATCAATAACTTCCATCGTCATTTCTGACGGTGGTTCTGGATATACATCTTCACCATTAGTAAGTGTAGGCGGAACTGGATCGAACGCAGTAATTACATCATCAGTGACTGCAGGAGTAGTAACTAGTATTACCGTTTCAAATGGCGGATCCGGTTATTCTCAGACAACACCTCCACCAATTTTAATTACTCCACCAGTCGTTAAGAGAGAAGTAAATGAAGTATTCTCATATAATGGAGATTCTGGAGTTATTGTTGGATATGGTGCTTCCACTTTTGATCCAGGTGGAAATAAAATCATCTTAGATCTTCATATTCCTTTTGATTCAGATCTCAGAAATCCAGTTCTTGTTGGATCTGCAATTACTCTCACTTCATTAACCACAGGTGATTATTTCTTGGTTCAAAACTCTATCAATAGATTAGAAGGTAATGAGAAGTTTGAAACATTTGCAGCAAATGATTTTAACTTCGTAAATCAAGTTGGAGTTGCAACCGATAATATTGATACAATATATCAAGTAGAATCTACTGAATTAGTAGAAACCTCAATTAGTGGAATTACTACAACTGTTAAGAGAATTTTCACCAGAATAACTGGTGTTGGATCTACAGCATATGATTCTACTTTAATTACAAAAGATTCTACTGCATTTACTTATGATTCTGTTGGTAATATCTATACTGCAGGTATTTCAACTAATCCCGAACATTATTTTGGGGACTTCTGTTGGGGTAAAATAACTTTAGTTGGAAGATCTGAGCAGAATGAATTTAAATCATATTCTGGTCAAATAGACTTCAGAGTTGGCATTTCTACTTCGGATATTGTTCAAAGAGATATTGCTTTGAAATATAAGAACTACATAGTCTAAATATTTTTAAACCAAAAGGTCTATAAATGGCAAGATTAGGCATAAACACCGGTATAGGCGCAAATGATGGAACGGGTGATTCCCTCAGAATTGCCGGTGGGAAAATTAATACTAATTTTGAAGAAATTTATGATTATTTTGGTAATGGATCAACTTTATCATTTACTGCAAACGTTTGGGAAGAAACTGGAGTTGGTATTAACACTCTAGGGAAAGTTGGTATTGGAACAACCAGTCCAACTAAAATTTTAGAAACTTTAGGTGATGTTGAATTTGTAGGAAATTTAAATGTAAGTGGAACTGGATTAGTAACTGCAACAACATTTACTGGAACTTTTTCTGGTAATGCTAGTAGTGCAACTTATGCAACTTCTGCAGGCATTGCGACTAATGCAGATTATGCAGTTCTTGCTGGAGTCTCTACATATGCACATACTGCGGGATTTGCGACAGATGCAACAAATGCAGTAAATGTTATTGGAAGTGGCATTGGATCTTTTTATGAATTGCACAGTACAGGAATAACAACCCTGTCTGCTAGTGGCGGCATTACAACTACTGGTGGCGACTTATATGTTGGTGGAGACTTATATGTAAAAGATGATATTACGTATGATGAGGTAAATATAAGTAGAAATCTAAATGTTACTGGTATTGCTACTCTTGGTGTTGTTGGTGTAGCAGGTTCCTTAACTGTAGATGACAAATATTATGGCGATGGAAGTAGATTAACAGGAATATCTGGACTTGCGACTGCATTATCTCCAGATCCAGCATCTTCTCTAAATGCATTCTTTAAAACACCAAAGGAAATTATTGTCAAAGCAGGGGAAAATATTCTCGTAGCATCAGATGACACTAGTGGAAATTTAGTATTTGCGAGAGAAAAAAATATTAGAGTCGCTAGTGGTGGTACTATGACAGTTGGATCTGGAACTACTATCTTGTTAAATGTGTTGAATATTTTTTAATAAATAAAAGAAGCAAAAAAGATTAGAATCAAGATGTCTGAGATTAGAGTCAATAGTATTAAGAATGAGGCAGGTTCAGGTGCTGTTGAACTGACTCATGGCGCTACTATCCCCTCTGGAGCATCTCTTAGCGGTGCTGGAGGATTAAATGTTACTGGCGTTGTAACTGCCACATCGTTCAGTGGACCATTAACGGGAGATGTTACTGGTACTGCAAGCAATGCAACCACTCTTGCTGATGGGGCAAACATTACTACAGGAACTATTAGTGATGATCGATTGCCCGATCTAATTTCTTCAAATGTTCATGTTATTTCTGGAGTATCAACGTTTGCTACCGCTAGTGCAAACTCGTTTGTAGGTGCATTAACTGGAGACGTAACAGGTACTGCAACAACAGCAACAGTTGCGAATGCATTACAAGGAACTCCTAATATTGAAGTGGGAGTAATTACTGCAGTATCGGCAGAATTTTCTGGTAGTGTAACTATTGGAGGAACATTAACCTATGAAGATGTTAAAAATGTAGATTCTGTTGGTGTTGTTACTGCTAATATTGGTATTGATGTTGTTTCTGGTGGAATTGATGTAACTGCTGGTGGTATTAATGTCCAAGCTGGTGTTTTGACTGCTGTTACTATTAGTGCAACTGATATAGGTTTATCTGGTGATGTTAATGCAGCTAATGTGTCTGCTTCTAGTTCAGTAACAGCTGCTAATTTCTATGGAAATCTTACCGGTATTGCAGATACAGCAAATCGTCTTTCTAATGCTGCAAATATTACTACAGGAACTATTAGTGATGATAGATTGCCAGCATCGATTACTTCTGACATCACAGGTAATGCTGCCACTGCTACAGTAGCAACTCATGTAACTTATGTTGGATCATGGACTCTTGGTGCGGATGGAGGAAACACATATTATACTTTCACTGGTCAGGGGTTTGATGGAACAGAACAAAATCCAGAAATAACTGTTTTACGGGGACAGAGATACAGATTTATCAATAATATGGATGCTCATCCATTTCAACTTGAAACAGTGGCGGGTGTTGCATTAACATCGGGAGACGGTGTTTCTGGAAGCAACCCATTACAAGAGGGAACACAATTCTGGGATGTTCGAATGGATGAGGCATCTGAACTACAGTATGTGTGTACATCACACGCTGCTATGAAAGGCAGAATACACGTAGTAAATGCGGGAATTGGAGCAAGCACTGACGTAAATACCTCTGGAATAATTACTGCATCTGAATTTGTTGGACCATTAACTGGTACAGCATCCACTGCTATTAGTTTAGCGCCAGTAGGTGCTACTGGTATTGATCTTACATTAAGTGGTGTTGCTACTGCAACATCATTTGTTGGTAGTTTAACTGGCAATGTTACTGGAAATGCATCTGGATTGACAGATGGAGATTATAATTTAAATACTTCTGGAATTATTACTGCTACTGGTGGTTTTATTGGCGCAGCATCAACTACTCCCGTAGTCATAACACATAGTGCTGGAGTATTAACATTCACTGTTGCTGGTATTGGTTCCACTTCCTTTGCATTAGCATAATAGTAAAGGACCAAAAAGTCCAATAAATAAAGAAAAACCTGTATCCAATGGCTGCCATTATAACTGACCAGATTAGAATATTAAATGCGAAAAATTTTGTGGATGGAGTCAAATCCTCAAGCAATTCGTATTATTCTTTTATTGGATTACCTAATGCTCCCAATTTTCAACCAGATTGGGATAATAATCCACCATCTCCCAAAGATAATTTCAATGAGGAGAATGATTATTGGGATACTATTATTGCATTAAAGAAGATTACTTCTTCTGATGTGAGGCAGGTTATATCCAAGAGAGATTGGTCATCAGGAACTACTTATGACATGTATCGCCATGATTATAGTAGATCTAATACTGCTCCCATTTCAGGTGCAACGAACTTATATTCTTCGGCATTTTATGTTTTAAATAGCGACTATAGAGTTTATATCTGTCTCCAAAATGGAACAGACCCAGATAATCCAAGTGGTAGACCATCTCTCGACGAACCGACGTTTACTGATTTGGAACCAAGATCAGCTGGAAGTAGTGGTGATGGTTATATTTGGAAGTATCTTTATACAATTAGACCAAGTGATATTATAAAATTTGAATCCACAGACTTTATGCCTGTACCTCAGGATTGGTCTACTGCTACTGACAATGCCTCAGTAAGAGATAATTCTGTTGATGGATCTATTAAAATTGCAACCATTACGAACAGAGGAATTGCTGTTGGTCCAGAGGGTGGTACAGAATATACAAGAGTTCCAATTAAAGGTGATGGTACTGGTGCGGAGTGTACAATCGTAACAAATAATGATAGGAAAGTTCAATCAATAACTATTTCAAATCAAGGTTCTGGTTATACTTATGGAACTGTAGATTTAGAAGCGGGTGGAGTTCCAACAGGAACCACAAGACCTACTTTCGACATTATTATTACTCCACAAGGAGGGCATGGTGCAGATATTTACAGAGAATTGGGTGCTTACAACGTTTTAATGTATTCGAGAATTGAAAATGATATTTCTAACCCAGATTTTATTACAGGAAATCAAATTGCAAGAATTGGTATTGTAGAAAATCCAAGAAGATCTGATTCTTCTATTTTAAATTTAGATAAAGCGAGTGCAGTTGCTGCGCTTAGATTGACAGGCACTGGATATAGTTCTGCAACCTTTGATGCAGATTCATACGTAACTCAGACTATTTCTGCAGGTTCTACCGCAATTGGCAGGGTAATTAGTTACAATCAAACAACAGGTGTTTTAAAGTATTGGCAAGATAGAACAACTGCAGGATTTACTACAGCGGGGATTGGTGTAACTAATCCAACATATGGATTTGATTCTCTTCAGTTTACAAGTACTCCCGGTACAGGAGGAAATCTTACAATTATTCCATCATCTGGAGCAAATTTGGCAATTGATACTTCATTCACAGGTCTCTCTACCGTAATAAATAATCGTACATACTATCTTGGTCAGGAATATACCAATGGTCTTGCTGATCCTGAAGTGAAAAAATATACTGGAAATATTATCTATGTTGATAATAGACCATCTATTACAAGATCATCAAACCAAAAAGAAGATATTAAAGTCATTTTGCAGTTCTAAAAAATCATGCCACAGCAAACTAATCTCAACGTAGCTCCATATTTTGACGATTTTGATCCTGCGAATGATTATCATAGGGTGTTATTTAAACCTGGATATCCTGTTCAGGCTAGAGAATTAACTAATTTACAGTCAATATTACAAAACCAAATTGAAAAGTTTGGTCAACATTTTTTTAAGGAAGGCGAAAAGGTAATTCCCGGAAATACTGGTTATAGTCAATTATATTACTGTATCCAACTTGAAAATATTTACCAAGGAGTACCAGTTTCTGCTTATGCTGATCAATTGGTTGGAACAAAAATTACTGGATTAACCTCTGGTGTTACTGCGTATGTTGATTATGTACTGCTGCCGGAAGACTCAGAAAGAAATACATTAACACTTTATATCAATTACTTGGGTTCCAGCACTGCAAATAATTCTACTCAAGTCTTTAGTGATGGAGAAGAGTTGTCTTGTAGTGATATTATTACTTCTGGACTGATAGGAAATGCATCTATAGAAGTAGGATCACCATTTGCAATCACTATTGCAAATGAAGCTGCTGCGACTGGATCTTCATTTCAAATTGAAAGTGGTGTCTATTTTGTAAGAGGTAATTTTGTAAATGTTAATAGAGAAACTTTAATATTAGATCAATATGACAGCAAACCTAATTATAGAGTTGGTTTATTTGTAAATGAAGAGATTATCAATGCAGACCTTGATGAAGATCTGAACGATAATTCTCAGGGTTATAATAATTATGCAGCACCAGGTGCAGATAGATTAAAACTTTCAGTAAGTCTATTTAAAAAAGCACTTAACGATTTTGATGATACTAACTTTGTTGAATTAGCAACAATAACTGACGGAAATGTCAGAACAAAGGTACGAAGAGGAGACCTTGGTGGTGGACCAGGATATAATAATATTGAAGATACATTAGCAAGAAGAACATTTGCAGAATCTGGGGATTACTACGTCAAACCATTTGACATTTCTGTTGTTGATTCGTTAAATGATAATCTAGGCAATAGGGGGTTATATAGAGAAAATCAATTAACTTCTAATGGAGAAACACCATCAGATGATTTGGGAGTTTATAGAATTTCACCAGGAAGAGCATTTGTTCGTGGTTATGAAGTAGAAACATTACAACCTACTTTTATTGATGTAGAAAAACCAAGAACAACTAGACTAATTGAAGATGAATCATTAATTTATAATACTGGATCATCATTAAACGTTAATAGAGTTTACAGAACTCCAACTATAGGGTTGGGAAATACTTACTATGTTAGTTTGAGAGATTCTAGGGTAGGATCTAGTCAAGAAGTAGCTCCAGGTAATGAGATTGGACTTGCAAGAGTATATGATTTTAAATTAGAATCCGGAACATATAGTGATTCAAATGCAGATGATAATGAGTGGGGACTTTCATTATTTGATGTTCAAACTTATACAAACTTAACTTTAAATTCTTCAGTAACTCTTACCGTACCAACTCATATAAAAGGTGCTAATAGTGGAGCTACTGCTTTTTTAAAAGATCCAGTAACATCTGGTGTTGCTCTTACAGTTTACGAAAAGAGTGGTAATTTTATTGAAAATGAATCTTTGATTTTTAATGGAATAAATGATGGAAGAATTGCTGTTGCAGTAACTGAACACGGAATATCAAAAGTAAAATCTATTTTTGGAACAACTGATGGCACAATTGGAATTAATACATTCAGTGCAGATGTAATTCAATCTACAGCATTTAATGTCGGAATCGCAACTGTCAGTCCAGGATTAACAAATGGGCAAAGTACTGTCAGAAGCGCAAATCCACTCTTCCCAGGAAATATTGTCATTGGAGATGTAATTTCCTATACCGATATAGCATCATCAGATGATCCAATTTTTGCTAAAGTTGAATCTGTAGCAACCAATTCAATTACTATTTCAGGCGTTACGACTGTTTCCGGAATTGCAGATGGAAAACTCCCAGGATCAGCATTAAATGTTACTGATTTTAAAGTTTTAAAAACTAATTTAGAGGAGTCTACTGATAATACACTTTACACAAGATTACCTAAAGGAAACGTTTCTGACGTTGACTTAACAAATGCATCATTGACTATAAGAAAGTCATTTACAGTCAACATTGTAAATAATCAAATCACCACAGGAACATTACCAAGAGCGGCAGATGGTGAAGTATTTTTACCTTTCACTCCCGCAAGATATTCCTTAGTGAGATTTGATGGATCTACAGAAGAATTAACTGCGGATAAGTTTGACTTTGGTTCTGGTGATTTCTGTCAAATTCGGAATTTGGGTTCTGACGATACTGGAGCGACACTAGTTGCAACTTTATCTAAGAGAAATATAAAAGCAAAAGTAAAAAATAAAAATAAAACAAATGCAATTATTATTGACAAGTCTAAGTATTCTGGATCTGGAACTGGTGATACAACTCTCAATGATGGATTAACTTATGGTAATTTTGCATTTGGAACAAGAGTTCAGGATGAAACAATTTCTCTGAACGTTCCAGATGTTATTGAAATTCATGGAATTTTTGAATCTGCCGATGCAAATAATCCATCTGCTCCAAAATTAACCCTCGAAGCACTGAATACTCCATCCACAACTACAGTAGATTTGACTCTGGGTGAAATTTTAGTAGGAGAAACGAGTGGTGCCACTGCAATTTATGTTGAAAGAAATTCTGATACTGTCATATCAGTTGTTTACAAAAATGATATTAAATTTAAAGAGGGAGAAAGAATTTCTTTCAAAGAGTCCACATCAACTGGAACCATTACAAGAGTAGATGCAAATAGTTTTGAAATATCAGGAAGTTATACATTTGATACTGGACAAGAGTCAACTATTTACAATTATGCTTCAATCACAAGAAGACCAGAGGCATCCGAACCAACCAAAAAATTAAAAGTTTACTTTACTAGTGCTTCATACGATTCTACTGATGATGGAGATATTACCACTGTAAATTCTTATAAGAATTTTAGTTATTCTAGAGAGATAATGGCAGTAGATGGTATTCTGAATGCCGATATCATCGATATAAGACCTAGAGTATCAAATTACACGGTAAGTGCAGATAAAAGATCTCCATTAGAATTTTTGGGTAGAACTTTTAATCAAGTAGGAAATTCTTCTCCAAACATTTTAGCATCTGATGAGAATATCCTTGTAAACTTCTCATATTATTTGGGAAGAATTGATAGAATCTTCTTAACTAGAGATGGAAAGTTCCAAGTAAAATATGGAACACCTTCAGAAAATCCAGAAGTTCCTGTACCAGTTGATGAAGCACTAGAAATTGCTACCGTAGTATTTCCGCCATATCTTTATAATAACGAGAATGCAGATATTTCATTCCTTGAGCATAAAAGATATAGAATGGTCGATATCAAAGACCTTGAGAATAGAATTAAGAATCTTGAATATTATACTTCACTTTCTTTACTTGAGGCAAATACAGTAAACTTATTTGTTCCAGACCAAGATGGATTAAATAGATTCAAGTCTGGATTCTTTGTTGATAATTTTAATGATTTCAGACCTCAAGATAGTGAAATTCCTATCAATAATAGTATTGATAGGAAACGTAAGGAAATACGTCCAAGACACTACACAAATTCAATTGATTTAATTCCTGGACCTGTCACGGGTTTAGATCCTAATGAAGACTTAGGATTTTCTACAATTGAGGGTGTCAATGTAAGAAGAGACAGTGATGTTATTACTCTTGATTATAATGAGGTAGAGTGGTTGAAGCAAACATTTGCTACTAGAACTGAAAGTGTAACGCCATTCCTTATCAGTTTTTGGAACGGAACTTTGGAATTAACTCCAGCAACTGATACTTGGGTAGACACTACAAGACTTGAAGCTAAGATTATCCAGGCCGAAGGAAATTACAGCACTACTTTGGCAGATGCTGCCAGAACTCTAAATGTAGACCCACAAACAGGATTTTCTCCTGTTGTATGGAATGCATGGAATACTCAATGGACTGGAACCACTGTTAGAAACAGCACTAGAACTTTACGATCTTCTCATGGCCACACTTTTGGAAGAGGTGGATGGATTAATGGTGGTAGTGGTGGTCCTGCTGCTTGGGTTAGAAGAACTACAACTACTACAACACATCAAACTCTTCAACAGACTATTCAACATGGTATTGATCGAAGAGATGGAATAAGGACTATCGTTCACGAAGAATTTGAAAGACAGTCTGTTGGTGATAGAGTTGTCAATAGAGAAGTTGTTGCAATTATGAGATCTAGAAACGTACAATTCGTTTCTAAAAAAGTAAAACCTCTAACAAAACTTTATGCATTCTTTGATGGTTACGATGTGACCAAATATTGCGTTCCTAAATTATTAGAAATTTCCATGACCAATGGAGTTTTTGAGGTTGGTGAGACTGTAATTGGAAGAATTGAGAAAACTGGATTAGATCAAGACAATACTACAACTACTCCAGAAATTAGATTTAGAGTAGCACAATCCAATCATAGAGAAGGACCATATAATTCCCCAACAGTAACATATCCAGAAAATCCATATACTGGTACTACCTTACCAACAGATTACTCTTCAACTTCCATTATTTTGAATGTTGATACTTTCTCACTTTCAAATGAAGTTCAAGGTTCATATTATGGATGGGCTGAAGAAGGAATGGTTTTAGTCGGTGCTTCTAGTGGTGCAACTGCAACTATAACAAATTACAGGCTCGTATCTGATTTATCGGCAACTCTTATTGGTAGTTTCTATATTCCTGATCCAAACAATCCAAATCATCCAAAATTCGAAACAGGAACCAAAACCTTTACACTAACAAATGATGAAGATAATGATGTAGATAATGCTAATACCATTGCAGAAGAAACCTTTACTTCATCTGGAACTATTGAGACTGTTCAAGAAAATATCATTTCTCTCAGAAATGCTAGGATTGAAAGGCGAAGAGAGTTCCAAGAAAGAAACGTCAATAGAGATCTTGGAACAAGAGTTACTTCAAGTAGATCTTCTAGCAGCACTAGTGAAAGTATTGTTGGTTGGTATGATCCCCTTGCACAATCTTTCTTGGTTGAAGATGATACTGGGGTATTCATTACAAAGTGTGATGTATTCTTCAAATCTAAAGATGACATGGATATTCCAGTTGTCTTCCAGATCAGAACAATGGAAAATGGATTCCCAACTCCAAATGTTCTTCCATTCTCTGAAATTGTTTTAGATCCATCCGATGTTAATATTTCTGCTGATGGTTCAGTCGCTACTACATTTGAGTTTAAAGCACCAGTTTATCTTGCAGGTGGTAATACTGAATATGCAATTGCTTTGGCATCAAACTCTACGAAATATAGTGTTTACATTTCCAGAATCGGAGAGAATGATCTTTTAAGTGATACGTTCATTTCTAACCAACCATATCTTGGTTCACTCTTTAAATCACAAAACGCATCTACTTGGGAACCAAGTCAATGGGAAGATCTTAAATTTACCTTGTATAGAGCAGACTTTGTAGAATCTGGAAGTGTTGAATTCTACAATCCAGAATTGTCGGAGGGTAATGGTCAAATTCCAACTCTCATGCCACAATCGTTGAACTTCCAGTCAAGACAAATTAGAGTTGGTCTAGGAACTACTTTAGGTGACACTGGATATGCAAATGGAAACACCTTCACTCAAACTGGAACTAATGCAACTGGTAATCTTGTAGGAACTGCAGGAAGTGTTACTGGAACTTTAAGTATTACCAATACTGGAATTGGTTATACTCCTAGTGTTGGAGGTTTGACATTTAATAATGTTAATCTTGTCACATTAACAGGAAAAGGAAGAGGTGCTACTGCAAATGTTACTATTAGTAGTGGTGTCGCTGCAGCAGCAACTATTTCTAATGGTGGATCTGGATATCAGGTTGGAGATGTTTTAGGTATTTCTACAATTGGAATTTCTTCTGTTGGCAGGGATGCAAGACTGTCTGTTGTTTCAATTGGTCAAACAAGTGAACTTATATTAGATAATATACAGGGTCAGTGGATTGTTGGATCTGCCAATACTATTTTCTATACAAATAGTTCGGGAATTTCAACTGAACTGAATTATGATAATGGCGGCGACATTCAAGTTTCAACTGTTAATGTTGATCGTGATGGACTTCATGTCAAGGTTGATCACCAGAATCATGGTATGTATTTTGATGACAACTTAGTCAGAATAACTGGAGCGGAAACTGATGTAAAACCATCTAAATTAACTGGTACTCTTTCTCTGGGAGATACAACTCCGATTACAGTAGAAGATGCATCTTCATTTGCACAATTTGAAGGTGTTGGAGTGGGAACTACTAACGTAGGATACGCACTCATTGGAGATGAAATTATTGAGTACACCAATGTTGATGGAAATAATCTTGGTGGTAATATTGTTAGAGGATCTAATCAGAGAGGAGTATATCCTGTAGGAACTCCTGTTTATAAGTACGAACTTAATGGAATTAATTTACATAGAATCAATAAAGTTCATAACTTGTCCGATTCAACTGTAACAAATCCAATAACATATGATTCTTACACTATTAAGTTAGATACATCCGAACTCATAAATTCTAACAATGATGATAGAAGTGATAATGTAGGATTCCGTCAATTATATCCAACTACTACAAAATCAACTGGCGGATATAAGATTAGAGCATCTCAAAATATGCCATTTGAAATTGCTACTCCTCAAATTCAAACATTAACGGTGTCTGGAACAAATGTAACCGCTGAAATGAGAACTTTAACAAGTCAATCAATAAGCGGAACAGAAATTCCTTATGTTGATGCTGGTTATGAACCTGTAACAATTAACGAATCAAATTATTTTGAAACTCCAAGAATGGTTGCATCTAAAGTAAATGAAGATGCAAAACTTACTAATATTCCTGGAGCAAAATCTCTGAATCTGAGAATGTCTCTTACAACTACTGATACAAGAGTAAGTCCTGTTATTGACTCCCAGAGAGTTAGTGCAATTCTTACTTCAAATAGAGTTAATAATCCAATCAGTGATTATGTAACTGATCCAAGAGTGAATACACTTACTGAAGATCCACATGCGTTCCAATATATTTCTAAAGAAATTAACTTGGAAAATCCTGCATCTTCATTAAAGATCCTTGTCAATGCACATATCAATCTAGATAATGACATTAGAGCATTCTATGCAATCAGTGATAAGGATGGTTTTAATCCAATTTTCGAACCATTTCCTGGATTTGATAATTTGGATCGTAGAGGAAGAGTAATCAATCCTGCATTAAATAGTGGAAGATCTGATAAGCTTGTTCCTAAAGCCAATTTTAAATCTTTTGAGGGAGATCAATTGCAGTATAGTGAATTTACATTTAGTGTTGATGATCTCCCCGCATTTAGATCATATAAGATTAAAATTGTTATGTCATCAACGAATCAGGTTTATGTCCCAAGAATGAAAGATCTGAGAGTAATCGCATTAGCATAATATGAAAGAATATCATGGAGTTGAGGGTCATGGAGATTTGCTTCGTGACCCAAAAACAAATTCAATAGTAAATTTAAATTCAGTCGAATATGAGCAATATGTTTCTAGAAGAAATGTAAGACGTGAAAAGAATCAAAAAGTACAAAACATTGAAGAAGAAGTTGCTAATATAAAGAGTGACATTAATGAAATCAAATCTTTACTAAAGGAGTTATTAAATGGACCCTGATTCAATCACATTAAATAATCTATCAAAAAGTTTTGCATACCAAAAAATAGCAACCGAAATTGATGGATGCGAAAGTATTGATCAATTAAGAGATATTGCAAAATCTTTCTGCAAACTTTATTATAAGCAGCAAGAAACACTCGAAAAAATTTGACCTAAATACACTTAGGAAAAACTCTTGTGAATAAATGGCACAACCAAGTAGTAGGTCTGAGTTAATAAGCTATTGTAAAAGACAACTGGGAGCACCGGTTTTAGAAATTAATGTTGCTGATGAGCAAATTGATGACCTGATTGATGATGCCCTGCAATTTTTTCATGAGAGGCATTTTGATGGTGTAACTCAAACATTTTTAAAATATAAAATTACTCAAGATGATATTGATAGAGGTAGAGGAAGAGGGGGAGATAATCCAATTGGTATTGTAACTACCACAGGAACTGCAGCAGCATCTTCTGGAATTTCAACCACTGCTGTTACTTTTTCATACGAAGAAAATAGCAACTATTTGCAAGTTCCACCATCGGTAATTGGAGTTCAAAAAATATATCACTTTGATGGTACGAATACCTCAACAAATAATATGTTCAGTGTTAAATATCAGATGTTCTTAAATGATGTTTACTACTGGGGATCAACTGAGATGTTGTCATATGCAATGACAAAAACTTACTTAGAAGATCTTGATTTTTTACTCACGACACAGAAACAAATAAGATATAACCAAAGAGGAGAAAGATTATACTTGGATATTGATTGGGCAAGCGTATCTTTAGATGATTATCTTGTAATCGATTGCACAAGATTAATGGATCCAAATGATTACACTAAGGTTTATAACGATTCATTTTTGAAGAAGTATTTGACTTCACTAATTAAAAAACAGTGGGGGCAAAACCTTATTAAGTTCCAAGGAGTAAAACTTCCAGGTGGAGTTGAACTCAATGGAAGACAAATTTATGATGACGCTCAGAAAGAAATTGATGATTTGATGGAAAAAATGTCTAATACATATGAACTTCCACCTTTAGACATGATCGGTTAATGCTATGCTTAATCCATTTTTTCAGCAAGGATCCAGAGGGGAGCAAAGTCTTGTTCAAGACTTAATAAATGAACAATTAAGGATGTATGGTGTAGAAGTTCACTATCTTCCAAGAAAATATATTACCGAAAATTCAGTTATACGAGAGGTTATACAATCATCTTTCGATGATGCATATCCAATAGAGGCATACGTTCAAAATTTTGAAGGATATTCTGATAATTCTGTATTACTTTCAAAATTTGGTATTCAACAAACTCAAGAAGTAACTTTAGTAATATCAAAAGAAAGGTGGGAAAATTATATTCAACCACTATCCAAAGAAAAGGCAAATATAAAATTATCAAGTAGACCAAAAGAAGGAGATTTGGTTTATTTTCCATTGGGTGATCGTTTATACGAAGTAAAATTCGTAGAACATGAAAAACCATTTTATCAACTTCAAAAAAATTATGTTTATGAATTGAGATGTGAACTCTTCAGATATGAAGATGAAGTAATAGATACGGATATTGAGGAGATTGATGATAATCTCGTTGGAAACGAACTTGATGGATTAACATCTGATGGATTAAATACCATTCTTGGACCAACACAGACACTAACTCTTGTTGGTGTGGGTGTTACTGCTATTGCTCATGCACAAATTGTTAATGGTGGAGTTCGTTTAGTAAGTATAACAAATAGAGGTGGAGGATACTTAGAAAATCCAACAGTACAACTTTCTTCTGCACCAAGTGGAGGGGTTACGGGTATTGTAACTACAAGAATGATTGGTGGCATTAATGTTTGCAATTTAAATGTAAATCCAGCACTCAAATCCGTACAGAATGTCGATATTGTAAACGCTGGTTCTGGTTATACTGTTGCACCTGGCGTCAAATTTACAGGAGGTAAAGGTGGAACAGGTGCAGCTGCTACTTCATTTATTGGGGATGGAATTGTTGGATTTGTAACTATGTCAAATGGTGGTGGTGGATACGTCACTGCACCAACGATTACATTTACTGGAAGTTCTACTATATCTGCGGCAGCAACTGCTGTTGTTAGTGCTGCAGGAACTATAACTTCAATCAACTTGACAAATGCAGGTCTTGGATATACCGAAGTACCAACAATAACAATCTCTGATCCAAGTCTTGGATCTACTGGATCGTTTAATTACAATGAACTAATTACAGGATCTGTAAGTGGAACTAAGGCTAGAGTTAGAGTTTGGAATTCTGTTACGAATATTTTGGAAGTTTCTCATGTAACAGGAGATTTCAAAGTTGGAGAAAATCTTGTCGGATCTGAATCGGGAGCATCATTTGCTCTGAGAATAATTGACACTAATCCAACCGATGATGGATTTGCTGATAATTATAACATTGAAACTGAAGCAGATTCAATTATTGACTTCTCTGAGCAAAATCCCTTTGGGATGCCTTAACAGATAAATAATATTTAATCTTGTAAATAATATCATAATAGGACCTAAACAATGTTTGAGTATTTTTATAACGAAATTTTGAGGAGAACCATTATATCTTTTGGTACTCTCTTTAACGATATTAGCATCAAGAACGAAGGATCTGTTGTAAAAGTACCTTTGGCGTATGGTCCTACTCAGAAGTTTCTTGCGAGATTAGAACAATCTCCAGATCTTAATAAATCTACGGCAATGTCTTTGCCTAGAATGTCTTTTGAGTTTATTGGATTGACTTATGATCCGACTAGAAAAATTACTACAACTCAAAAATTTGTTGTGAAAGATCCATCGGATGGGTCTGAAGTTAAGAAATCATATGTACCAGTTCCATATAATATGCAGTTTGAACTTAGTGTTATGACTAAGTTGAATGATGATATGCTGCAAATTGTTGAGCAAATTTTACCTTACTTCCAACCAGCATATAATTTAACTGTAGAACTAGTAGAAACAATAAAAGAAAAAAGAGATGTTCCAGTAGTTCTCGAAAACATCACTATGGAAGATGATTATGAAGGGGACTATACCTCTCGCAGGGTACTACTCTACACACTAAGATTTACAGCAAAAACATATCTTTTTGGACCTGTTTCTTCTGCTTCCAAAGATATTATCAAAAAAGCTACTGTCAGTTATATTGCTGGAAGAGATCCAGAAAATGCTCAAAGATCTCTCACATACTCCGTTATTCCAAGAGCAACCAAAAACTATACTGGACCTGCCGCAACTACATTGGTTGATGATATTACCAAAGCAGCAAAATCTATTGAAGTTGAAGATGCAAGTGGTCTGACTGCTAAGACTTATATTGATATTGGCGAAGAAGAACTGTTCATCAAAACTATTAGTGGAAACAAACTTACTGTACTTAGAGGGCAGGACAATACTACTGCAGCAGAGCATTTAAGAGGAGCAGAAATATTTGTAATTGATTCTGCAGACGATGCTCTCATAGAAGAGGGTGATGACTTCGGATTTAGTGGTAGTATCTTCTGATAGTTATGAGTATGACAAAAAACTTTGATAAATTAAACGAAACGTTTGATGTAAATGGAGAAGTAGTTCCCGTCGAAGTTGAACCTACACCAATTACTCCTGCCAAGAAAAAGACTGGTCAATCGCCAGAAGATATTAAGAAAGACTATGATTATACAAGAGGAAATTTATATTCTTTAATCGAAAAAGGACAAGAAGCCATAAACGGAATTCTTGAATTAGCGCAAGAAACAGAACAGGCAAGAGCATATGAAGTTGCTGGTCAGTTAATTAAAAATGTTGCAGATGCGACAGATAAATTAATGGAACTACAAAAGAAATTAAAAGAAGTTGAAGAGGACACTCAAGTAAAAGGACCATCAACAGTTAATAATGCACTTTTCGTTGGTTCTACTGCAGACTTAGCAAAATTATTAAAGAAATCAAATAAAGAAGAGTCTTAGTTAAATTCTCGCTAAATAATAGGGAATATCCACTCGATTGAATGTCTAAAAGCGGCAAATGTAAAGCAGGATATTACTACTGCTATACCGACAAAGTGTGCAAACCCATTTCTAAGGGAATGAAGATGACTGCGAGATTTTCTGGTAATGGAAAAGATCCAGAAGAGGTTGGTATTGATAAACCACTTAATGGAAACGGAAATGGTAATGGGAACGGAAACGGAAACGGTGGTGCCGTCTCGGAGGGGAACAAGAGTGGTGATTCTTCTCTGCGTGACTGGTTTAGCAAGAGTAAGTCTTCTGATGGCAAGCCTGGCTGGGTTCAGTTGGGTGGAAAGTATGCAGGAAAACCCTGCGCCAAACAACCAGGACAAACCACTAAACCAAAATGTGGTTCCAGCAAAATGAAGCGGGCTCTCTCCAAAGATGAAGAGGAAGCAGCATTTCGTCGTAAGAATCGCCAAGACCCAAATCCAGATAGAAAAGGGAAAGCAATTAACGTGAAGACAGAAGAAACATTACCAGAAGCAACCTATCCTTCAGACTTTAGGAATCCTGATGGTTCTAAGAGATCTGTCGCCAAGAAAAAGCACGATAGACCAAAACAGCACGATCAAGAAACCGATCGTTACGGTCGTAGAAAGACTGTAGATGAGGGTAAAAAAGATGCTTGCTATCACAAGGTCAAGTCTCGTTATTCTGTATGGCCTTCTGCATATGCCTCAGGTGCTCTGGTTAAGTGCCGTAAAGTTGGTGCTGCCAATTGGGGAAACAAGACAAAGAAAGAAGAGTTTTCAGATTGGAGAACAGAACTCTCTGAGGGTGGCAAGAAGTGCTGGAAGGGATATAAGAAAGTAGGAACACAAAAACTGTTTGGTAAAACTTACAATCGTTGCGTAAAAGAAGAAACTCCAAAGTGTTCTCATACCGAAAAAGGTAAAGAGTGTCCTATTCATGGTATGGATCTTTGCCCAGATAAAGTAAGTGAGGCAATCAGAATTCCTGCTAAAACTGGAAACATTATTAGTGTAACCTTATCCTGGAGAGGAAAGGTTTATATGATCAAGATGTTCTTCCCTACTGTATCAAAACCAAGTAGAAAAGAAGTTCAGGATCAGATTGATAAAGTATACCCAGGAGCAAGAGTAAATTCTTATTTTATTAGTGAAGTAAAACCAGGCGAACAATTCTTACACACTGAGGATTGGCAAAAGAAATCTGGTAAAAATCCCGAAGGTGGTTTAAATGAAAAAGGAAGAAAGAGCTACGAACGTCAGAATCCAGGAAGCGATCTTAAGAGACCTTCAAAGAAAGTTGGGAACCCTCGTAGAAAGAGCTTTTGTGCGAGAATGAAAGGTATGAAGAAAAAACTGACTTCTGCCAAAACTGCTAATGATCCCGATAGCAGAATCAATAAGTCCCTCAGAGCGTGGAATTGCTGATATGAATGCGGTAAAAATTTTAGGCGAATCAACTCAAATTAATGCAGGAACTGGATCTTCTGTCCCCGCATCAGTTAATAGTAGTATTGGTGCCGCAGTAGGTGCAGAATATGTTTTACTTCAGCATAGTCACTCATCTGATCGTCTTGTAGAAATTAGAACTGGTGCGGGTGTGACATATGGAAGTGTTCACATGGCAGGAAAAGATCCAATAATTATTCATAAGGCAAGAACAGATTTACTTTATTCAAGTGCATCAGACGTATATGCAACATCGGTAGTATATCAAGGATAATCTTTTAGTATGAGTGAAGTATATCTTGGTAATCCTAATCTAAAAAAAGCAAATACGCAGATTGAATTTACGGAAGAAAATATCCGTGAATTTTTAAAGTGCAAAGATGATCCAGTCTATTTTGCAAATAATTATATTAAGATCGTTTCTCTTGACGAAGGTCTAACTCAGTTTCATCCATATCACTTTCAAGAAAAGTTAATTAACAATTTCCACGAGAATAGATTTAATATTTGTAAGATGCCTCGTCAGACAGGCAAATCCACAACTGTCGTATCTTACTTACTTCATTATGCAGTTTTTAATGATAGTGTAAATATTGGCATCCTGGCAAACAAGGCAGCAACTGCTAGAGAATTGTTAGGAAGGTTACAAACTGCATATGAAAACTTGCCCAAATGGATGCAACAGGGTATTATATCATGGAATAAAGGATCCCTAGAACTAGAAAATGGCAGTAAGATATTGGCAGCTAGTACGTCTGCAAGTGCTGTCCGAGGTATGTCGTTCAACATCCTCTTTCTCGACGAGTTCGCGTTCGTCC